CCCATTCAATAGCATACTTATGCCATTCAGAACTATTAGAGTGTACTCCAAGATGTAAGTCGCTAAAGATAGCAACTTTATTCTTTTTAATAGTCGGAATCATCATCAATAGGCTTCACATAAACAGTACCGTGTGTATTTCTAGGATCTGTCATATACTCCTCATATACTTTCTCTTTATATGAAGTAATAGTTTGATGATGTTTTTTCTCTTTCTTAATGCGATTTATAAATGCGTGATAAGCAATAGTTGTGAAATACGAGAAAGGATTAGACTTGGTCTCAAACCTATATTTTTTATATTTTAATGCCGCATACATTTTAATTAATGCATCACCAATCATATCATCTTTATACGAATAGTTAATAAAGGATCCGTTATAGCTCAAGCCATAGGCGATCTTTTTAATATTCTCAGCCAGGTCGTCGGTCAAGACGTCCGAGTCGTAATACTTCTGTAGACTCGCCTTAAACTCGGCAGGCTTAATATAATACTCTTCTTTAGACATGTTAACATATTATATGTTAAATTTATGATATATCAACTTCCTTATACAGTATTTTTTCCTTATCGTAGATAGACTTACGTTTATCGCAATGTGCTATTCCATAATTTAGCTGATCACAAATGTCAAAGATAATGAGTTTATCTTTTGAATCGTGCTTACGTAAGCCGCGGCCAATAGATTGAACTGTACGTATAAAACTCTTACCACCAGATGCAAAAATAATATTGTGTAAATTTTTGATGTTAACACCTGTTGCAAAAATTGCACTAATCGCAACGACCACGATGTTAGTTTCTCTCTCCATTAATGCTTTAATTTTTTCACGCTCCTCAACATCAACCGAACCTTGAATAAAGTAAGCTTTTTTACCTTCTACTTTTTGGAGATACTCCATAATAACATCACCGTGAGCGATATGATTAACCATAATAAGAGTATTAGCAGAAAGCTTGCTAACCAGGGATTTGATGATATCATTTCGTTTATCATTATTATAAATATACTCAAGCTCATCTCTATAACCAGTCTGACCACTAAAATGAGGCCTCGGGCTATAGTTAATATTTAAAATTTTAATGCTAACATTAGTTAGATAATCTTCTAAGCGTAATTCGAAGGATGATTTTTCATAAATAACAGGACCAAGCTTTCCAATAATAGACCATTTGTTAAGTTGATCTTCTGGTAAGGTACCAGTAAACCCAAACTTATTAGGAGTTTTAATTTGCTGAACTATTTTCGAAATTTTATTACCAGCTGTAATTTTATGACATTCATCAACAATAAGTAAATCAATATACTTTAACCAATCATTATCATCAAACCGACTTTGTATAATTCCAATATTTGCAATAATAACATTAGCTGTAAGGTCAGGTTTATTTTTACCAGTCCATTTTGTAAGCTTAAATGTAGTACCGCAGTTAAAAAACTCTTCATACGTTTGCGTTACTAGACCTAAATCTGGCACAAGCATTAAACATTTAAAGGTATCTTTGTCTTTTGATACCCTAAAGAAGTTTTCAATTAATGCTGCTGTAGTAAATGTCTTACCTGCCCCAGTTCCAAGTACGCAAGTACCAGTACCAAGTCTCATAGCTTTACGTATTACCTCTTCTTGATATTCACGTAATGTAAATTTAAACTTATCAAATAAATCCACATTAATACCAACTTTAATGGCCTTAGATAGTTTGTCTGTTACAACTATCTCTTCGTTAATTTGATTTTTTATTAGATATTGACGTACTTCCCAGTACATTCCCAACTCGCACGTACCAGTTGGAGTTATAACATATTTACGTCTTGGAGCAAAACGAGCATATCTTCTAGCAAATCGGGCACCAATATTTTCTACAGAAAAATGTTCGCGAATATTTTCAAACAAATCTGCGTCAGTACATCTTATAATTAATTTACTAGGTTGTCGTGCAGTAGGTCCTTTATAGTCAAACTCTATCATTACATTTGCTCCATCTTCATAATTTCAACAGCATTTTTAATATCGAATCCCATTTGTGACATAGTCTTTTCAACTTTTTCTAAATATTCAATAATAATATCTAGTTCTTTAATTTTTGACGTTAATGAATATAGTGATTCATGTCTCTCTGCTGCTTGCTCTGCCGCAGATTGAGATAACTTTACTGGTGATGTTGCAATTACCTCCTTAGTAATATTTTTCTTAAGTTTCTTCTTCTTTTCAAACGTTTGATTACGTTCAATTTTAGCTTGAATAAGTTTAGCTACCCAGTAATGCTTACGCGCAGGTAAACGCATCGACTGCTCTTTAATATTAAAATCATCAAGTACGAGATCTTTTCCAACCTCTTCGAAATACTTTTTTAGCAATTCCACATATATAGATTAAATAACTATATGGAAAAATCAACTAGTAAATTTGCTCGTTACTTCAAACGGTTATTACAAGTAGAAATGACCACTGGAGACGCTGGTGTTGGTAGTGGTGGTGGTGGGTTTTCTCCTACCAATATTAACTCAAGTGATTCTTATGCACCAGGTGATGCAAGAGTGCCTAAAGCTATAGGTAAAAAGGTTGCTACTAGGAAAGGTTCTGTGGGTAATGTTAATAAAAAGGATAAGAATAAAAAAAATATAGATAAATTATTTTTAAAGGGGGAAAATGCAGAAGAAGAAATGTGTCCTGATGCTTGTTGTGGCATGCCAGTAAGTAAGTGTAAATGCGGACCGGACTGCCCTCACTGTGATTGCCATAAAATTAATAATGCTTGATTTAGGACACTGGACTTGCAAAGAGTCATTAACTGAGTTACCGTTTGGGTTTGTTTATATCATTACAAACTTGTCAAACGATATGAAATATATTGGTAAAAAGCAAATAGTCAAAAAAACTAAAAGACCTCCACTTAAAGGTAAAAAACGTAAAAGAATTATAGTTGGAGAGTCAGATTGGAAGACATATACTGGCTCATCTGATAGATTAAATGCGGATATCGAAAAACTTGGTAAGGATAAATTTAAATTTGAAATAATACGAGGGTGTGGTAATAAAAGTGAGCTAGCATATATGGAAACATTTTACCAGTTTCAATCAGAAGCTCTTTTACGTGAAGATTATTACAACGGTATTTTAAATGTTCGAATAGGTAAGGTTAAATTTACTAAATCTCCACCAAAGCTATTGCTATCATAAGGAACATCTTTACAATTAGGTAAACTAGTAATGAAAAACTACTTTGACCTAACGAATGACGTAGAATACGTTAATCTAAGGCCATATTTAGATATATCTTACAATGAATATCAATATTACATAACAGAATCTGAGCTATGTAATATTTCTACTAAGGAAGAGAAGCAACTTAGTCTACATTTTATATTAACACAAATATTTTATGTTTGTACGCAATCAAATCGTAAAAAATGCTTTTATTACGATTATAGTCATGAGGATAGTGAATTTAAGCTTATTAAACTCATTTTTAGTGCATTACCTTCACGATTAGTTGTTAGAGAACAATCGTTTGACGATTTTGTTAAAGAGGATTGTATGTACTACCCATATATACCAGTTGACACCAGCAAGATATGCTGGAAAAAGTTTAAAAGGCTTCTCAAAAAATATAATCTCACTGCTTTAGAGAAAAACTTTACTAAAAATAATAACGTTAAATTATCGCTAATACATTAAATATTAACATGAGTAAGTTTCTCGATCTTATTGAAGAAAACACCCCAGATCTAGATTTAGATGAAAAAATTGCTGCCAAAAGGGCTGTTCAGCGTTGCTTAATGGAGAAAGATATTAAATGTGATGCAGATCAGAAATCAGATGACGTAATGATTCATTTACCAGATGGTCGTATTGTAAAATTAGAGGTTAAAGAGTTTGTCGAGGTTGAAGATGCTGAAGCAATGGGGCAGTTAGGTAATCAAGCTGATAATGCAGCTGCGGTTGGATTGGCTTTGCAGACAGCCACAGATGTAGTGGGTAAGGTTGATCCTCAGGCTGGTACGTTTACCCGTAATGGTGTTAAAAAACTCGCAAAGATGACAAACCAAGCTTATTTGCAAATTGCTAATGATTTACAGAAATCCCTCAAAGCAATTAAAAAAGGTTAATTAATATGAAAACTTTAAATATATTTAAAAAGTACGAAGCTATTTATAATGAAGCTGATGAGCCTGAGATGGAAGCTGATGCTACAGATGTTGCTGAGCAACCACCAGCTCCAGAACCGGTATCTGCAGAAGGTAAAATATTCTTAGCTGATCTTATTCTTAAAGCATTTTTACACGAGCCTGATGCTAGTGCCGCTCAAACGGCTGTTGATTTACAAACCAGGGTTGATGAAGATCCTAATAACGTTATTAGCACAATTGCTAGTATCGTGCAAATTGGTGAAGAAGATTTAAAAGATACGCTTGAGCAAGCATAAGTACCAATTATATAATAGAAGTATGGATACTAAAATTACAGATATATATT